TCTTTCGAAAACAAGATCAATATTCATATTGGTTCTGCTTACGGCGATAAGCCCGACACTATTCAGCGATGGCTAGACAACTATTATTTATTGTCTGACAGTTGCCGTGCTAGACTTGTTATTGAGAATGACGACAAGGCTTCATTATATTCGGTTCGAGAGTTATACGAAATGGTACACTCCGTTACTGGTATTCCTATTACATTTGACTATTGGCATCATACATTCAATACCGGCGACTTATCCGAGCGCGAGGCATTCTTTATGGCACGTGAAACTTGGGACAAGCATGGCGTTACTCAATGCACTCATTATTCCGAATCACGCAGACGCGAGCAGCAACTTCTTATTGAGGCAATGTTTGATCGACACGGTATTAGCATGGACAATATCGAGCAATGGCCTACCTTCCACAAAGAATACAAAGCATTCAGCAAGATCAAAGAACAAGCTCACGCTGACTATATCAATGAGCTCCCAGACACATATGATGTTGATGCTTTAGATTGCGTTGTAGAAGCTAAGGCAAAAGAATTAGCATTACAGCAAGTTGGCGCAAATAAAGAGTCGCAAATTATATTGTAACATATTTATATTAAATAATTAATAAAAGGTTAAAATGGCAAATTATAGGTATAAAAACCGAGTTACAGACAGCTTAGAAGAAGCTCATAACATTGTAAAAAATGTTGGAAGAATGCTTCAAGAAGGCAAAATTGATAAACCGTCTACATTAACAAATTTAGCTAAAGCTCTAAAAAAATTAGAAGAAGCTAAATATTTTGTTGATAGAGAATAAGAAAGGAAAACAATGAAACAAGTAATTAATTCACTATGGTTTCGATCTGCATTAGCAGGCGCAGTGGGTGTAGCACTTTTAATCAATTCAGCACCATTATATGCGGGTATTGCATTTGGTGTAGGAATTAGAGAATTGTTGTTGGCATTCAAGTCATAAACATGAATCGTTACTTTCCATACATTGTTTTATCGGCAAGTCTTGCTCTAGCGGTTACCGCTGCATATTACAGTGTATTTGGATTAAGTAAACTATTTTCTGCTCAGGCAACGGCTGTGATAGTGATGGCTTCAATATTAGAGGGGTCAAAGCTAGTCACAGCCTCTTATTTGCATCGCAAATGGAAAGTAACTCATTGGTTTTCAAAAACGTATTTAACGTTAGCATTGATTGTTTTAATGCTTATAACATCACTTGGTATATATGGATTTTTAGTTTCAGCATATCAAGAAACGGCATACGCCATGAAAAATGTCGATCAACAAACCGCTGTTATTCAATTGAAAAAAGACAGATGGTCAACTCAAATTCAAAACATACAATTGGAAAAGGAATCTTTAAATAAAAGTATATCAGACTTAACTGCAGGATTAGCAAATAATGTTATAACATATACTGATGCAAATGGCAATGTAATCAGAACAACAAGTTCTTCTACTAGACGATCATTAGAACGCCAACTAGAACAAAACACAGAAAGGCGAGATGAATTGTATTCAAAAGAAGTTGCATTAACAGACTCCGTTACAAATTGTGATATGCAAATATTAGATTTACAGACAAATTCAGATGCAGCTGCTGAATTAGGACCTATTAAATATGTTGCAGAACTATCCGGTAAAAGCACAGATAATATAGTAAATAAATTCATATTGCTTTTTATATTTGTGTTCGATCCATTGGCTGTTATGTTATTAATTGCCGCTAATCAATTATTAACAAAAGATAACTCGAATAGTTTTAGTATAGAGCCAGAACCAGAGCCTATCGTAGTTGAAAATGAAGTGGTTCATGAAGAAGTTCAAGAAGAAACAGATATTGCTGATCAAAATGATGTTCAAAAAGTATATCAAGAATTTTTAAATGATCCGCAACGGACAGACTCAATTCATAATCCAACGCCTACACCTACTCCTCCAACTACAATTCAACAGCCAGCTCCTCCAAAACCAGGATTGCATAATTTATGGAGAACTGCAGCAAGAAAAAAATCAAAATAAATAAAAATGAAAAAGTCAAAATTAAAAAAACAAACAGGTTTTAAATCATTGCAATGCAAATATTGTTTTAATGTCTGTAAACGAGTTGATATTAATGCAACTAGTGTTACTTGTTCTAAATGCGTTCATAAATTATGCGAAGGCCAGATTTTGGAACTTAGAAAATAATTCATTATTATAAAATAAAATAGTTATGTTACAGGCAGAAAAAATTAAAGAAAACTGGGAAAGTTTCCGTAAAGCAATTGACAATAACTTTCCGACTCGAGCCAAGCAAATTCATGCAATGTATGATGATTTCGAAGATCGTATTGCGTTGATGCCAGCTTCATCAATGGCTCATTATCATAATGCATTTGCAGGAGGTTATATTGATCATGTACTTCGAGTAATGTCATGTGCGGGTATGTTATATGATACTTGGCAGAATGCAGGAGCTGATGTATCTGGTTATACTCGTGAAGAATTAATGTTTGCGGCAATGCATCATGATTTAGGTAAAGTAGGATTTCCTGGAGATGGCAATGAAGTGTATCAAGTAGAAACTTCGGATTGGCATCGAAAAAACATGGGACGGCTTTACAAGCATAATGGAGATATTCCTTTTGCTATGGTACCAGATTTATCAATTTGGTTGTTGCAAGAATATAAGATTAATATTTCATGGAATGAATTTCAAGCAATTAAAATTCACGATGGAGTTTATGATGATGCAAATAAACCATATTTTATATCCAGATCTGCTCAAGCTAAACTTAAAACTAATCTGCCTATTATATTACACCACGCAGATCATATGGCAGCACAAATAGAATATGAGCGTTGGAGAAATGAACAAAACAATACTGTTACAAAGCCGACAGAAAAATCAAAAGCCACTAAAAATACAGCAATAAAAAATCTTGCAGAAACGAATCCGGATCTACAAAAAGGCGTTGCTGATATTTTTAGTTCATTTAAAGAAGAGTAAATATGTTGTGGATATTAATAATAATATGTATTTTCAATCTAAGTGCAGCAGGATATTTTTTTTATAGAGCATATGTCTTAGCTGGATTACTAGCAGATGCAGAAGAATATAATAGTCAAATAGAACAATTAACTAATTATATGTATCGATCAATTGATGATGCATACAATGAAATGAAGCGTATTGATCGTATAGGAGCATTTGAAGCCGACGACGAATCTGGTACTACGTTTAAATTATTACTTCAAGTGATTGAAGATTTACGAGAGGAATTTAATGGGACGCCGCAAGAAGAAGAGTAATAGATATTGGACTGCTATAACTGAAGTAGCAATTCAGGCATATAATAAATGCGAAGAAAGACCAATACTCCGAGAAAAGATATATCGCAGATTTATTTTTGCTCCATTAATGAAAATGAGTGAAACTCGCATCAATCAAATGAAGCCAGATTATATCGATAAATCATTTGCCGACTTACAGACAGATTTAGTAACATATCTAACTGAGCGTTTATGTAAAATTAAACCAGGTAAAGGACGTGGGTATTCATATTTTACAAGAACATCATGGAATTATCTTATCGCAGAAAATAGTAAAGCATATAAAGCCCTTAAAAGCAAAACCGATGAATTTGATTTAGATGAAAATCGAAATATACTAGCAGAACAATCTAACACTGAAATACAAGAAAATTTAAAAGAATTCTGGGATGAATTTGTTGATTATTGTTATAACAATATAAATTATATATTTAATAATTCAACGGATATACATGTTGCAGATTCAGTACTACATTTTTTTGAAGAACGACATAATATTGAAGAATATAATAAAAAAGCATTATATATTCTAATACGAGAACGAGCTGGTTTAGATATGCATCAAACAAATTATGTTACAAAAGTAATGAAAACACTGATGCAAATATATTATAATAAATTCGAAGAATATAAAGAATCTGAATTCATGAATTTGCCTTTTTAATATTTATTATAAAGGACGTTTATGGATAAAGATGATAAGTTATTCAAGGGTACTACATTCTCGGACTTAATGTCTGATGTCTATCATAATTCTAAAAAGAAAGACCGACAATTAAATCAATTGATTAGTCAGTTACAGCCACTTATCAAAAAAGCATCTGATGCCATGGTTATTGTTCCATTGATTAAAGAATATATGGACGTTGCTGTTAAAAATGACGATCATTTAATTAAATTAGCTGCAATTGTTCAGCGCTATATTTCTACTAAACAAACTATTACCGGAGCCGAAGGTTTGTTATCAGATGAAGACAAAAAACAACTTCTTGAGTTAGCAGAAGAAACATATGAAGAGGAACTAGAAGAAGAAATTAAAAAAATTGATACTGAAGATTCTGAATTAAAACAACGTATTGATGCCGTAAAAGAAAAATTAGACGATGGCAAATTATAGTAGTATACAATTTCATTTTGCAGAATGTATAACTGGATATGAAGATACATTTAAACGATCTGTAGATGAAGATGATACTGATAATCCAAATAATTTATATACTAGACTGGTAGAAATTTATACTTCTGACACCGGTACTAGTAAGGTATATGCAAAGCCAGCAAGTCTCAATGGAAATGTTCATATTCCTACCTGTGGAGAACATGTTATTGTTTTCAAAGCGTTATCCGAAGATTCAAATAGTGTTACAACTATACCACAATGGTATTATATACCTATGCCTATAGCAATATCTTCTGGTATTAATAATAATATAGTATTAGGAGTAACAGATCAATCAAATGAAGTAGAAGAATCATATACAGATGTATCTATATCTCCATTACAAATTTATCCAGGTGATACATTATGGCAAGGTCGATGGGGTAATAGTTTGAGATTTAGTAGCACTACTACATATGAAAATGTATCAAAATTACCGACATGGACTCAAGGTTCAGACGGAGATCCTATAATTATATTATCAAATACTAAAACGAATTTACCTGATAAAGAATATGTAGTTGAAGATTTAAATTCTGATTATTCTAGTTTATGGCTTACCAGTACTCAACGAGTTACTAATTTAAATTTTAATATTGATTTAACTAAATCTAATACGTTTTCTTCTCAGTTTATTGGAGTTGCTGATAGAGTTATATTGCAATCTAAACAAGATGTTATTGCATTAGATGGCAAATCGGCAATAGAAATAAATTCTCCAATTGTTACTATAGGACAACAATCAGAAAAAGAAGGATTGCTATATAGTGATACTGTTGTTAAAGCATTTCGTAAAGTAGTAGAAATATTTAATAGTCTACAAGCTGGTAGCACTCCAGTATCTCCAACTCCATATGGAACTCCTAAAATTTTAGAATTAAATTCGTTGATAAGTGAAATGAAAAATAGTAATATACGAATCGATAAACCGCAAAGTTAAACATGGCTACATTATTTCCATTTAATCAATTACCAAAAGTTCCTAATTTAATTTTAGAACAATTTGTTCCTTTACTTATGGAGCAACAGTCTAAATTAACTGAATTGGCTGATTCATTAATTACTGATAATGATAATTTATTACCAAATGTTAGCTGCGACGATGCACAGATATCCGAAATTAAAAATAAATTGCAGGAAGCTCAACAGTTAATTCAAAATTTAACTGACCTATTAAATTTCATTCCGTCGATAATAAATTCATTAAATACTATTAAAACTATCGGAACTGTTATAGGAACAATTCAATTGGCAATACCCGCGGTAGTAGGAGTACCAAATGGACCAATCACTCAACTGTTAAATTCTGCAGCTGAGTTGATTGAAAATATTGAAGCTTGTGTAGCAAAATTACAAGCAGTTATTGAATTATCACAATCAGATTTTAACAATATTGGAAATGCTATAGCAAAATCAGATAATACATTAGAAAATATATGCAACGAAGCTGTATCTGGAATTTCAAGTTCTGGATTATCTGATCAAGATATATTAGATCAATATCCTAGTGAATTTTATCAAATAAAAAATGTTTCAGATCCAGATATTCAAGCTAGATTGCAATTGATTAAACAATTAATTGATGAACAAATTGATGTTGTAACTAATATTAATGAAGCTCCTTCACAAGTATTAGTTCAGTCAGGTCAGCCTCAAAATAATATAGGTCAGCTAGGCGATTATTGGATTGATCAAAACACACAACAAGTATACGGACCTAAACCATCTGACACTTCATGGTCATAAATTATAGTTACAAATATTTATATAAAAAAAGAAAATTATGGACAAACAGCTCATTAAAGTTATTTCGAAATTAGTAGAAGACAAAGTACGTGCAGTAATTAAAGAAGAACTTACTGAAATACTTCGTGAAGGGTTACAACCAACAATTAATGAAATGCGGCAAGAAACGATTTCAGAAAATGTAAATCAACAAGAAAAATCTCAATCTGTTACTAAAACTGCAAAACGAAATCCTAAATTAAATTTTAAGAAAAATGGATTTGCTGATATTTTAAATGAAACGGATGCGCTGCGTGAACAAGGACCAATGGTAATGAATGGTGGTGCTGATTATAATGTTCCGTCATATGCAGATTTAATGACAGAAGATATTTCAATGACATCAGCCGATGCAATGAATTTTGGCGCACAGAGAAAATCTATGGCAAATATGCCAATGCAACCTAATATGGCTGCGCCTACAACTATGACAGATCCGGAGACGGGTAAGAATATGCAAGTTCCTAACGCTGTTGCAAATGTGCTTAATCGTGATTATAGCGCACTTATGAAAGCTATTGACAAGAAAAAAGGTAGATAATTAAATGGCATGGGAAGTATTAAATAACGAATTATTTCAAGATACCGATCAAGATTTAGAAACTAAATTAGAAACTGGATTAGGTATAAACTTTAAATCAGTTAATATGCCGTTATATACTATTATAGAACAAACCCGTGCTAATTTAATTAATTTATTATTGACAACTAAAGGCGAACGAGTAATGCTGCCAACCTTTGGTTCAGATTTATTACGTATAATATTTGAACCAAATTTAACAAATATAAAAGAATTAATAGCAAATACAATTTCTGAATCTATAGCTCAATGGTTACCATATGTTATAATTAATGATTTAGAAATTCAAACTAATGAAGATGATTCAAATTTAAATCATCATGTACAAGTTAAATTAACATGGTCAATTACTGAATTTGATGATGATAATATAATTGAATTTACATCAGATGGAAATAATGTTTCTGTTGCTTAATATTATTAGGATATATAAATGGAAGTAAAAAAAGAAATATCATATTTAGGAAAAGATTTTTCTACATTAAGATCTAATCTGATTGAATTTACTAAACAGTATTTTCCTACTACGTATACAGATTTTAACGAGTCTGATCCAGGTACCATGTTAATTGAATTATCGGCATATGTAGGAGATGTATTATCTTATTATATAGATTCAAACTTAAAAGAGTCATTAATAACTCAAGCATCTGAAAGAGCTAATTTATTAGAATTATCAACTGCATTAGGATATAAGCCAAAAAATGTTTCGCCGGCATATGTAACATTAGATGTATATCAATTACTACCAGCTATCGGATCCGGAGATGCAGTTAGACCAGACTATGATTTTGCATTAAACGTTAAGCCAGGATTACGAGTTAGCAATGAAGCTGGATCAATTGAATTTAGGACTGTGAATTATATTGATTTTAATTTTTCATCTTCAATTAATCCAACTGAAGTTTCTGTTTATGAAACTGATGATGCTACTAGTTTACCAACTTATTATCTATTGAAAAAACAAGTAACAGCTGTATCTGGTAAAGTAAAAACAGCGACATTTACTTTTAATTCAGCAATACCATTTGATAAAATAGTTTTACCTGATAAAAATGTAATCGATATTATTAGTGTAGAAGAAACCGATGGAGATAACTGGTACCAAGTTCCATATTTAGCAAAAGAAACTATTATGGATGAATTGCCAAATATTGTAGAAAATGATCCTGAATTGAGTGAATATAGATCATCTACTCCTAGTTTATTAAGATTGAAACGAGTTGCAAAAAGATATGTAACTAGATTAAGATCTGATAATAAAACTGAATTGCAATTTGGATCTGGTATATCTAGTAATAATGATGAAGAAATTATACCAAATCCTACAAATGTTGGAAATGGATTAACTGCATTTCAAACTGCAGTTGATATTGATATCGATCCTTCGAACTTTTTATATACACAAACATACGGATTGGCTCCAGCTAATACAACGTTAACAGTTACATATACAGTTGGAAGTGGCGTTATTGAAAATGTAGCTCCTAATGTACTTACTAAAGTTCAATTTGCAGATTTTCAAAATAATATCAATAGTACAGTATCGCAGAGTACATTGCAATTTATTAAACGAAGTATAAGTGTAAATAATGATACTCCAGCTACTGGTGCTAAAAATGTAGATAGTTTAGAAAATATACGAAATAATGCACTATCTAATTTTGCTACACAAAACAGATCTGTAACAGATCATGATTATGTTATACGTTGTTATTCAATGCCGTCTAAATTTGGAAGTGTTGCAAAAGCATATATAGTTCCAGATGACCAAATATCTCAGCAACAACAAGAACAGGGAATGATTGCAAATCCATTGGCACTAAATTTATATACATTGGGATATAATGAAAATAAACAATTGATATCGTTAAATTCTGCAATAAAACAAAATCTAAAACGATATATAGATTATTATAGAATGTTAACAGATGCAGTTAATATAAAAGATGCATTTATTATTAATATTGGATTAAATTTTAGCATATCAGTTTTACCAAATTATAATAGCAACGAAGTTTTATTAAAATGTATTGATAATCTAAAAACCTATTTTAATATCGATCGGTGGTCAGTTAATCAGCCAATTATTAAATCTGAAATAATAAATTTACTAGGAAAAGTTCAAGGCGTACAAAATGTTGTTAGTGTATCATTATATAATTTATATGATTCTGATTTAGGATATTCTGGCAATGTATATGATTTAACAACTGCTACTAGAAATGGAATTATTTACCCTTCATTAGATCCTAGTATATTCGAATTAAAATATCCTAATCAAGATATTAAAGGACAAGTAGTATAAATTACTGATACTATATTTATATTAAAAAGGAAATTATGGGTGTATTATCGGATAATCGATCACAGATAGTTAATGGCGGTCTTATATCTGCAAGTTTTGTATCAGATTTATATGATGTATTAACGGGTAATACATTAGAATCAGTATCTATTTCTGGATCAGTTAATATTACAGGAAGTTTAATTGGAAACTTAACAGGTACTGCAGACACTGCAAGTTATGTGGTTACTGCTCAAACTGCTAGCTATGTAACTACAGCACAAACTGCTAGCTATGTTTTAAATGCTGTTAGCAGTTCATTCGCAACCAGTGCTTCATTTGCAACAACAGCTTCATATTCATTAGTAAATGTAATTAGTAGTTCATCATTAGCAGATAGTTCATCATTTGCGACTAGTGCGTCATTTGCAACTACGGCTGCTACTGCGTCATATTTAGAAAATGATTATATTTATACCGAAGTAACAGCATCTAGCGCTGAAATATTAGCAATGGGTTCATCTGGAATAGAATTATTAGCAGCCCCCGGGGCAAATAAATACTATGATATTCCAAAAATTCATTTAGAGTACACTCATAATACTACTGCATATACTTTAGCAGATCCTGTATTGTACTTTTACGGAGCGTTTATGGGTAATATAGATAAAGAAATATTGACAACAGCGTCAAGCAAAGTAATTTTACTTGATGGAAATAGTTCTGTAAAAATTAATGCTGTAGAAGACATTCCTTATCATATAGTTCCAGATAATGGAGGAATTAATCAACCAGTACAGATATACACATGGGCTGGAACTAACCCCACATTAGGAGATGGCACTATACTAGCTAAAATTTGGTATAAAGTAAAAACTTTTGGAACTGAATTATAATAAAGAACGCTCATGGTAAAAATATTCTATGCAAATAGTGATGCTACTTTATATGAATCATCTACTGATATTAATACCGGTATAGACGAAGTACTAGAAATCGGAAAACGACTTTCAACTAGCGGAAGTGTACTATTAAAATCTAGATCAGTAATTAAATTTGATACATCTGAAATAACGGATGCATTATCAAAATATTCAGTAAATTTAGATTCATGCAAATTTGTATTGCAAATGTTTACTACTGATGCAAAAAATTTACCAGCAGAGTATACAATTGATGCTAATATAGTTGCACAACCATGGATAAATGGTACAGGTTATCAAAATGATAATCCAAATCCAAAAAATGGAGTTACGTGGGCACTTCCATTTGCTTCTTGGTCATTAGATTCAAGTCCAGTACAATCAGGATCATATTGGATATCTAGTTCACAAGAAATTAATGTTGCTGGAACTAGTTTGTATGTTTCAGGATCTGGTGCAGGTGGCAGTTGGTTGTATCAAAGTGGATCTGGAATATTTGATACTTCTTCATTTGGATCTTCATGGTTTTATCAGCCTGGATTAGAAACAGATGAAGATTTTTCATATCGACCAACTGATATTAACATGAATGTTACTGAAGCAGTAAAACTCTGGATATCTGGAAGCGGAGGGGTATCTGTAGAAAATAATGGATTTATATTAAAATTTTCAGATTTAGATGAAGCAGATTCAACCAAGCAAGGATACATAAGATTTTTCAGTCGAGAAACAAATACCATATATGTTCCTAGACTGCTAATGATGTTTGATAATTCGGTGTATAATGATACATTAGATGCAGTTGATTTAGAATCATATACAATGTATACTAAATTGAATGCTGAATATCGAGATACTGATATTGTTAAGGTTAGAATATATGGACGTGATCGCTATCCTAGAAAATCGCCGACAAATTTATATCCAATGCAAACCGTAAAGCGTTTACCGGAAACGACATATTATGCAATTCGAGATGCGTACACAGAAGAGTTCATAATTCCTTATGATAATATTTATAATAAAGTTAGTTGCGATAGCACAAGTAACTTCATTTACATTGACATGAATAATTTTATG